CCTTTGAGGGCTTCACTCTCTGCACGAGGCACGTGATCCGATATGCTACCTAGCCAATATATCAAAATACACAACCACGGTTTCGTGGGCCTCGTTGACCACATGGGTAGCGATGCTGCCATTGTGGAAGCAGCACGAGTGTCCTATCAGACCGGCACCAAGGCAACGCGAACTGACCGGGCGCTTATCCGCTATCTTATGCGCCATAAGCATACCAGCCCAATGGAAATGTGCGAAGTCAAGTTGCACATCCGCGCTCCGATCTTCGTGCTGCGCCAATGGATCAGGCACCGCACTGCAAGCGTGAATGAAGAATCTGGCCGCTACAGCGAAATCCGCGAGATGTTTTTCTCCCCTGAATCGGGCGACCTAGCGCCGCAGTCGCTAGACAACAAGCAAGGGCGGGAAGGCGAATTTTCGCCGCACAAGCAAAAAACTATTCGCAATGTCATTGAGGCAAATAACGAATATTCGTTCGCGTCTTACAAGGCACTACTTGGCGAAGATTTGGCGCGGGAACTTGCCCGCATCACCTTGCCCTTGACGGCATACTCTTCGCTTTACTGGAAGATCGACCTCCATAACCTTTTGCACTTCCTGACGCTCAGGACGGACAGCCACGCGCAAAAGGAGATTAGGGACTACGCAGATGCTATTCTCAATATCATCCGGCCCTTGTTCCCTTATGCCGTAGAGGCGTGGGAGGACTACCAGCAACAAGCCAAGACGCTTTCACGCATGGACCTAGACTTGCTCGCAGCCCTTATCCGGCGGTCAAATATCAAGACTCAGTGGGTTGACATGGTTGAAGAAGCGAGAGGCGAAAAAGCCTTGGCGGAGAAGTTCGGTATGAGCGGGCGGGAGTTGCGGGACTTTGTTCTTTTGTTCGATCTGCCGGATTTCTAATAACCCCCCGCCATCTTAACGACGCCAGAACCTACCCGGCGCCGAATGATTGGCAACAGGTTCATGACAGCATAGCCAAGGGCGTCAGGCAAGTGAGTGTATTTGCCTTGTGCGACCTTGGCGACGTTGCCGTTATCATCAAAGCCAAGGCTCTCCAAAGACGTAATCAGTTCCTTGCAGCGCGGATGGACAAACAGCCGGGGCTTACCGGCGGCTGATAGAAAGGCGCCGTTCACGATATTGATACGGTCACTGACAAGAGGGTTCTTGCGCGGCATAACAAGTTTGAAACCCATACCTCGCAGGACGCTATGGTTCGTATTGCCGCCCGCAGAGGTATGCTGCTGATTGCCTGATGCGTCAGGGTAGATTGTAATATTCCTGCCTTTGAAGCGTTCCGAAAGAATGTCCGCATAGCGTTGGATGGTGGCGTTCGGCAATAATATTTCGTCAATAGCGCAGAAGCACTCTTCGCCCTCTCCATTCAGGAACTTAACCATAACGATGCCAGACATCGGAAAGCGGTTGAAGTCCAAGCCAAGGTGAAGGTTGCACCGTTTGTCATCGTCAATATGGGAAATGACATGCGTGCTGCGTTGGAAAGGCTGGTAGACCTTGCCGGTAGGCGACTCGAACGACGCCTCAAACTCGGTCCTGAACTCATAGGGGTTCATGCTTTGCCGTGCTTCTTCAATTTCTGAAGCGGGCACAATCCCGGCATCCACGGTCTTAATGGTATAACTAAACCAGTTTTTCTTGCCGGGGTCTAATCCATCGCAGTAGGCTTCGTAGAACCACTTGCTACCGGCGCTGACTTTAGGGGTGCCAAGGAACAAAGCGTCCCCTTGTTGGTCAGCCAAGGCAGGGCGAACAATTTTAGTCCACATCACTTCAGTAATGTCGGCGGCTTCGTCAAAAATAGCAAAAGAAATCGAAAGACCTCGCAGGCGGTCAGGCACTTCAGCACCAAAGAGACGGATCATAGTGCCTGTATTCTTCAAGACAATCGACATATCGCTGCGATTGATTTCAGAGATCATCTCAGGCGGGATGCTATCCATCAACTCGCGCCACATGATCTGCTTGGCCATCTTCAAAGTTGGCGCGATATAAACCACAAGCCCTTTTGAAACCGCATTGGCGGCACGGTAAAGCTCGTGCTTACTAAGGAACGACTTGCCACTTCGCCGTCCTGCCACCACTACGCGATAACGGCATGGATGGAGGTAGACATGCGCCTGCCAGGGCATAAGGCCGAGGTTGCTAGTCGCCCGATCCGCTAAAACAGGATTGGGCTCCCACGTCAGTTTGTTAATCGCGTTCATTCGTCGCCTTCAGATACATCCTCGGAATCAAGCACGGCACGCTTCTTCACGATCATCGGCATGATTTCTTCCTTGGGCTTCATGAGACGGCGCAAGTCATGGACGTTGCGTTCTTCCTCGTTGGCCTTGGAGACGGCGGTGACAAGCTGGCCAATCGACTTGGTAAGGCGGTTGAGTTCCACACGGACACTAGCAGGGTTTTCGCGAGTCTGTGCTTCCCCCTCCAAATGCTCAATTTCAGTCTCAAGCAGATTGGAAATGCGGTCGATAATGCTATCAAGGCGCTTTGACCGCTTGCGCGTCGTGGTCAAACGCTCCGCAATCTGTGCGGCTGAGGACAAAATCACTTCATCTTCACGGGCTTTGTTGCCTCGCAGAAGGGATAGCGCCTCTGGTGAGGGCCTTCCGGTTTCATCCATCCCCATGACCATCATGGCACGGGCAGCGTCAGCTACGCGAGGCTCTAAATTTCGCGTCCAATTGTAACGCCGAATACGATTAGAGATGGCTTGTGACGTGACGCCTTTGGCTTCTGGCAGGCGGGCCAAATCGCTTAAAGCCCAGCCAATCCTGTAATAATGCTCAATAACATCCCAATTTGCACCAGACTTCCACTTGCGCGCCTTTTGCTTGCGCGGCACCTTCATATCGGGGCGAATAGGCGTCACTTTCTCGGCCTTGTCGCTTGACATGATTAGATTCTTCCTAAAAAACGTTACTAACGTTGTTTATCCACTCGCTCCCATGTTAAAGTCAAGGCTGCATTGACTTCTTGCCCGCCAAAGCGTTACCCCTGCAACCTTATATTGCTTTTCAGGATTTGCATCATGGCCGTCACTGACCTTGCACCGGAATACAGCGCCAACCAAGATGACTGGCAGATGATCCGGGATGTGTTGAAGGGTGCCAAGGCTATCCGAGAAGGCGGCCAGAAGTATCTACCCCAGCTTTCAGGCATGAGTTATGGGGAGTATGAAGCGTATAAGAAGCGGGCGCAGTTCTTCAACGCTTCTGCCCGCACGTTAAATGGCCTCGTCGGTATGATCTTCCGCAAGGAACCAGAAATTATCTTAAACGGGGCTGAAGTGCTGCGCCCTCAGCTTGAAACCTGCACCGTTGATAACCAACCGTTTACTGTTTTTGCTCGCGCCATTGTCCGTGAAATCCTAAGCATGGGTCGCGTAGGCGCATTGGTAGACGCGCCTACCAATGGAGGCACGCCCTACTTCACCACTTACATGGCGGAGAATATTACCAATTGGCGCAACATGCGCGACGATAACGGGCGCCTTGTTGCTAACCAAATCGTGCTGAAAGAAGATTTCCTTGTAGATAGCCAAACTGGATTTGGCTCTGAGGAAGTGACCGTCTACCGAGAACTCTATCTTGACGAGACGGGTATCTACCGCCAGCGTCTTTGGCTCCCAGTCAAGAGCAAGGACAATGGCACTTCCTACCAGCCTGGAAGCGAAGTGTCTCCTATGCTGGCTGACAGTGGTTTCTTCCGAGGCGAGATGCCCTTCATTTGCTTCGGGCCTATGAAGACAGGCATGAAGGTGCAGCGCCCGCCTATCCTAGATATCGCTGAGTTGAACGTCCTGCACTTCCAGCGTAGCGCGCAGTTGGCCCATGGCCAGTTCTATACGGCCACGCCAACATATTGGGCGATTGCGCCTAACCTTGGCGATGAATTGCCTGAATACCGGGTTGGTCCTAATACCGTTTGGCTTGTGGATCAGCCTAACTCTTGCGGTATTTTGGAATACCGTGGCGAGGGCCTTAAATACCTTGAATCTGCTTGCACGCAACTTGAATCGCAAATGGCAAGCCTAGGCGCTCGCCTCGTGGTTGACCGCAAGAACACGGCGGGAGAATCCAATCAGGTTGCAGAGATGCGGGGCAAGGGGGAAACTTCCTTGCTTTATGAGATTGTAGACAGTGCAGAGAAAGGCCTGACAGAACTTTTGAAAATCTGGGTCCGGTGGAACGGTCGCAACCCTCAAGGCGTTGAAGTCAAGTTGAACCGTGACTTCGTTGATGCGGCACTGGAATACCGCACTTGGTTGCAGTTGGACAGGGCACATGCAGCGGGTAATATTGATGATGAGACGTATTATCGCGTGCTATTTGAAGGCGAGGTGCTTCCGTCCACATATGGCCCGGCCCAGGTCAAGAAGATGATTGACATGGCGCCGCAGTTGCGGGCAGATATGGCGCAAGAAGCACCCGCATAGGGCGGTGCCGTTCGCTTTTAATTTTAGGTAATCATGACACAGCCCAACTTCATGAAACTGGTCAACCCTGAAGTTGGCTTCCTTCCTATGAACATCGAATACGCGGCGAGTCTTAATCTGCCTTTTGTGCAAAAAGGCGCACTTGCGGAGGTGAAAGGCGTTGTTGTCTGTGGCACAGCGCCGTCTTTGGTCAAGGCGTCTTCCCTGCGTGAGATTAAGCGGCTACAAGGTCTAGGCTATAAGATTTTTGCGGTTAAGCAGGCGATCCGCATCCTGCCGGAGTATGGCATCATCCCTGATTTCTCTGTGGCGATGGACCCCGGAGAAAAGCAAATTAAGAAGACACCCCTTGATCCACGCGTCACATATTTCGTGGCAAGTTCCTGTCATCCAAGAATGTTTGATTATCTCATAAAGGGCGGCGCAAATGTGGTGCTTTTCCATTCTGCTTGCGGTGCTGCATC